TGAACCTGAACCTGAACCTGAACCTGAACCTGAACCTGAACCTGAACCTGAACCCGAAGCAATTCTTGGTACTATATTCGATGGTTATATCAGAGATTCAACCTTGAATTTCTATCCTGCTAATAAATTAATTACAGATACTACCACTCCAACAGCTTCTACTATAACAGATTATTATGGTGACTATATTCTTCCTGATGGTCTAGATATGGGCAAGAGTTATATTATTAAATCAGTAGGAGGTTATGATATTGCTACTATTGGAGTTGATACCGTTACTGTTGATAATCCAGATGGTCAAATGTTCTTGGGTGCTCCACGTAATATTTCGTTCAGTTCCTTCATCACATTAGATGTTAATGATCCATACCCACCAAAGAATATTAACGTTCTGACATCTATTATTGCAAATAAAGTTGAGAAGACGGTTGAAACTCAAATCGAAACTCAAAAACAAAATGCTATTGCAGGTGGTATGAGTGAAGTAGAAGCTCAAGCTCAAGCTGAAGCTGCTACACTAGCTGATACTTTCGTTGAAACTACAGGTACTAGTGCAGAAACAAATATTAAGGTTAACTTGGGTATAGAAGTAGATAAAGATATTACAGTAGATTATTTGTCTGCCAACGTACAAGATGTATCACTTGCTAATGTTGTTGCTATGGTTACTACTATTGCCAACACCATTACTGAGAATATGAGTAGTACTATAGATTTCAATACAACACTCGGTAATATGGCTGATGTTATTGCAGCTGATACAACTGAACTTCAAACTACACATAATATTACAATTGATACAAGTACAGCAACAGGTGCTCTAGGTGAAGTACAAGAAACATCATTAATTAACGTTAATAATTTAGATGACTTTGTTGAAGCATCTATTGAAGAAATAGTAGATGAAATTGTAACTGAAGATAGTACCCGTACTCCTGAACAACTCAAGGCAGATCTTAAAGATATTGTTCGTGCTGCAACTGGATTTGCAAGAAAAGCTACATTATCTGCACCAACAAGTTATGATACATTAGCCCAATTGGAACAATTGTTAGCTGCAACACGACAAGGAACCTTTGTAATTGATAATTTCTTAGGAATGGGAGGTATAGATACAGCAGCATTAGAACAAAGTATAGAAACAACTGCATTAGCAATTACAATTGGTCAAATTAATCAACCTGAACCAGAACCAGAACCTGAACCTCAACCTGAACCTGAACCAGAACCTGAACCAGAGCCTGAACCTGAACCAGAACCTGAACCTGAGCCAGAACCTCAACCTGAGCCTGAACCTCAACCTGAACCTGAACCTGAACCTGAACCTCAACCTGAGCCAGAACCTCAACCTGAACCTCAACCTGAACCTGAACCTCAACCTGAGCCTGAGCCTGAACCTGAACCTGAACCTGAACCTCAACCTGAACCTGAATCTCAACCTGAACCTGAACCTGAACCTGAATCTGAACCAGAACCTGAACCTAATGAACCAGAACCAGAACCAGAACCACAACCTGAACCTTTCCAACCTAGTGCAGACTCTGGTGAATTCTCTATTCGTGCTATTGATACAGAAACAACAGCCACTTTAGCCAATCTAAATCAGAACCAATTTAATGATATTGTTGTTCCTGACGCAACCGCTATTTTATATATTAGAACTACAGTACTACGTGATATATTTAGATTTAGAACTGATGCTACAAATATGGCTGATATATTTAAGGCTAGTAAGAATACTTCTTATAGAATGGATTATAGCACCACAGGTGGATTTACAGGAAGTGGAGGAATATATGCGATGAATAAAGTACTCAATCCTGTTCATGCTAGAATTACAGAAACAACATTCGGAGGATTTACAGTAGAAGCTCCAGATAATGATGCAGGTGATAATGCAGATCTTGTTGCTACTGATTTCTTAAGATACTTATCATACGAGTTAATGGGAGAGGAAGACAGTTACAATTTATTCGACAATTATGAAGAAATTATTACCAATCTAGGTAAATCAGGTTATTCTCAATATATTACCACTATTCTACCTGTATTTGAAAAGAACGCAGATACTTTTAGAGAAGGCGACTCTGATGTAACACATATTACTAATTTATCGAGACATATATTGATGCAAATGAAACAAAGTTCTGTCATGGCAACTAGATTTGCAGATGGTACTCCTTTAACTGTCAACGGTGTTGAATCAGTTACTAATGCGTTCCAGAAGAATGGTCTTGACCAACCAGTTATGTTTGTTGATGATGATAGATTAATCTTTGAATTAACTATTAATGCGGCTACTAATCAACATACATCATCAGATTCTACTGTTTCACCAATAAATCCAAGAGTTTATAAGATTATATTACAAGCCGTTGCAGATGATGATGGATTTGAAAACAGAAAAATGTTCCTACCTAGCGAATCTCCAGACACAGAAGGTTCCACTTCGTACTATGATACTTTTACTAACTAAATCATTCAATAATTAATAAAATCATTCAATAATTTAATAACCAAATAATTATTTCGGTTTATATTTAAAAAAAATAATATAATATTTTAAATATGAACCTTGTACCCGATTTTTCAAAATCACAAGTTCAGAAAATTAATGATGCAAAAGATTATGAAATTATAAAACAAGTACATATAGATAGTATTTTTAGAAAGGATTATCTTACTAGTAGTTCTACAGACTTCTTATATGAAATGCCAGAACCAATCAAAAATGTTATGATTATGCGTTTAATTACTATTGAGGTACCAAATACTTTTTATCAATTTACAGAAAAAAATAATTCTTTCCGCATCGTTACTCATTATGCTGTCCCATTAGAGGATGGAACAATTAATCCATCTATGGAAACCATTATTACTATTCCACCAGGTAGTTATCCTGCAGGTGATCTTATGGCACTTATACAAACTTTTTTTGAATTAAATGGAGATTTACAATATTTAGTAATTGAAGTTGATGATTATAATAGTAAAACTACAATACGTTTTAAAACTGGGGATGAGTTGGCTATTGATTTTGATATTGATACCGTAGAAAGCATTATGCAAAATTTACAACAATATTATACATATGATGTATTTTTTGATCATCAAACTCCAGTATGCCAGGATAGACCCGAATATGAAACTGTTGGTTGGTCATTTGGATACAGAAAATTATTTTATAAAGGCGTCGGATATGATACACATGTTGACCAAAAATTTCAAAAAACATTTCATGGAGCACTAATATCTGAAGGTATTTTTGGTGCAAATAAAATGAACTATACTTTTTTATGTGTAAACGATTTTAATAGAAACAGTAGAGAAAGTATTATCACCGGTAATGGGAATAGAACACATATTAATAAGGATATCTTATCTCGTGTTACTATTAAATTCGGTTCATTCTTTGTTAACTTAGATGCTGGAGATAATGTATTTCGTGAAAGACACTATGGAGGACCTGTTAATATTGATAAACTGCAATTTAAACTAATAGATAAATATGGAAATAATCTTAATTTAAATGGTAGTGACTGGTCTGCTATTCTTGAATTTATTTGTGTGAGATAATTTTTTTATTGTATTAACATATGGGAGGTGTAGGAACAGGAGCTGCTGGAGTAACTACTACTGGTAATGCTACCGGTGCTGATGCTACTCTAAACAACGTTAATACAATATTAAATATTTTCATAAAAAATCTACAGGATGTTCTAGATGATTTTAAAGTCGGGGCTTTTAATGAAATAGGTGCAGATGCAGTTATTAATGTAATGGATAAATCATCCATTCTTATTACAAAAGAAACTCGTAATAGAAGTACTGCATATAATAAAGCACGTATATTAGGGAAAATATTTTCAGAAATGATTAGTGGGTGGAAACAAACAGTACAATTAAATAACACCATGGCTGATGCATTAATAAATATTGGAATTTTAGAAGGAAAACTTGATGAGCAAACTACAATACTTAATGACCGTGACCTTTTACTTGATTACTTACATCAAAGAACTAAACAGTATGGTATTTTACCACAGATGCAAGTTTCATCTATTACTGCAGCATTTAAAGCCGAGTACAATATTTATATTCGTTTGTGGGGATATCCACCAAATGGTATATGGGATGTAGAGAAATTATCTAACATTATTCTTGATTTACAACTTGGTCATATTGACGAAAATGGAAATAGACAATCTGGTTATACAAAACCGGTAAATACTTAATTATTTTTTATATTTATTTTTTAATGGAATCATTTAAAAATAAATTTGGCGAAGTATTGAGCCCCGATTGTCTAGTTTTACAAATGTTGGATCTTATTCCAGATGCTTATTTTAATGACTCTCTCTGTCGTTGGTTGGACCCTGGTTCTGGACATGGTCAATTTACTTATCATATATTCAATAGACTCAATAATAATCTAAGCTCTCAGTTCCCATCTAAGAGAGAAAGAGAGAAACATATCATAGAAAACATGTTACATATGATCGAAATTAACCCCATTAGTGTTGAAAAAACAATATCCTGTTTCTCTCATAAACCAAATATACTGTGTCAAAATTTTTTAGAATATGACACCAAAGATAAATACGACATCATCGTTGGAAACCCACCATTTAATTTTGATGGAGTCAGAAAGGTACCAACAAATACTGTAAAGGATAAAAAAAAAGATGGTTCAACAATATGGATAGAATTTATAAGAAAATCATTATCCATATTAAAAGATAATGGTTTTTTATGTTTTATTACACCTAGTATTTGGTTAAAACCAGATAAGCAAAAATGTTATGAATTACTTACACAATATCAAATTCATCATATTTATTGTATGACTAACACAGAAACTAATAAACTTTTCAAAGGACAAGCACAAACACCTACTGTTATATTTACTATACAAAAATGCCCCAAATTTAAAGATACTCTAGTATATGATAAAGATGTTAATAAATATGTCAATTTTAACATTACTAATAATATTCCAATTCCTGTTTACGGTGTATCTATTGTAAATAAATTATTAGAATATACTAATAAATATGGTTCTATAATGAAATATGTTAAAAAATCAAACCCCATTAGCAAACATATAACTCCTACTATTATAGGAAAAGGTTATAATAATATATCTTCATGTTTATTAACTAGTAATAAACCTAGTCTACTAATTAATACTACAGATAAACCATGTCCATTCTATGGTAATACAAAGTTAGTATTAGCACATAAAATGTATGGCTTCCCATATTATGATAAAAAAGGAGAATATGGTATATCAACTAGAGATAATTATATTATTACCCATGAAGATACAAATATATTAGAAAAATTCTTCGACTTTTTTAATAATCATTTCGCAATATACTTATTTGAAACTACAAGATATAGAATGAAATATCTTGAAAAGTATGTTTTTGAATACATACCCGATATATCAAACATTCCTGATTTCCCTCAAACTATCAATCAAGATACTATATTACAATATTTCGGCTTTAATGAAATTGAAAAATCATACATAATTAATATGCATAAAAATAAATATTCATTTTTTGATAAAAATTGATTTATATTTCTCTCTTTATCTACTAATAAAAAATGTTATGTGTCACTCGTTTTAACAATAAAACATGGGAAGAGCTAAGTACATTCAACCGAAACAATACCAATATTAATGTATATAATAGCCCATCCAGGATGAAAGACCAGGTTAGGTTTAATACCAATTTTATTCTATTCGAAATGAATAATGAAACAAATACAATAATGGGAGTATCTGTTGTAAAAAACAAACCTTTGTTTCGTATAAATAAAATATATTCTGATAATAATTATAACCGTTTCTCATTCGAAATTCAACATAGAATTGATATAAGTGAATTATCCGAAACAGAAATCGAAAAAATAAAACTTGTCGAAAAAATGGTATTTACAAAAAAAACTCATCTAAAAAGAGGTTCAGGTATTACTGTTTGTGGAACAAAGAGTTTTGATATTCACAGCATAAATAAAAGGGAAATAATAATATTCTTTCAACAAATGTTTAAAGAAAGAAATAATAATATAATAATATAGTATTATGGAAGAAATTGAATATAATATTGATAACTATTCAGATGATGACTTATTAAAACTTTTTTCATTATCTAATGAAAATATTACTCAACAACACATTTTTGATGTAACTAATCATTATATATCAAAAATGCAAAATGATGATAATGAAAATATGGCGATGTTTTTTAAACAAGCACAGGATAAACTTATTAAATATTTAGAAAATGAAAATGACAATATGTCTGAACATAGTTTTACATCTTCAGATGATTCTTCATCTGATGAAGAACATCCAATTCTAGATTATACTAATAATTTAATATCTAATATGGAGTATAGCGAAAATGATACTGATATACAGAAGATAATACTACCTTCACATGCTGATCCTATAAATCAAAAAGAATCCGATAAAATTACAGATAGAGTACAACATATAGACACTATTGGAGTAGATACCCATTTTGTACAAAAAAGAAAAAATATAGGTGTCAGCGATGTTATGCAGGTCCCTGTTACACAAGGTATATTAAATCCTAACTTAACAAATAAGCTTACCAAACTTATTAATGTTGATAGTCAATATAGACAAAACATTTCTATGAGTACTGGTGGTAACCCTTGTGATTTTACTATAGATCTTTCAGTTGCCGTAAATGATGTTATACAATTAAGACTATTCTCACTACAAGTTCCTTATACGTGGTGGCTAATTGATGATGCATATGGAACAAATTTTTTCTTTTTAGATGATGAAAAAATAACAATAGATGAAGGAAATTACACATTACCACAATTAATAGAAGAAATAAACTTAAAATTACCATCTGAAGATGTTTCGGCAAATCTACACATGAGAAACGGTAAAACTACATTCACTATTAACAACAAAAGAAAAATATCATTTTACAATAAAAATTATCAATCAAATGCAAAAATTGATAATAATTTAGGTTATATTATTGGTTTTCGAGAACCCGAATATACATCTATTGAAGATGACTGGACTATTACATCTGAAGCTGTTGGTGATACATATGGAACAAAATATTTTTTAATTCATGTTGATGACTTTAATCAAAATCAAATGAATACTAATATTGTAGGAGCAAGTGATAATCCTATCACACATTTGAAAGAACCTATGTATTTTGCAAGAGATAGTGAATATATAAAAACAGGCACAGGCACTAAAGATATTTTTGTTATTCCTAGAGAAAAAAAAGACCTTACTATTGCACAAATGCACGCACTTAATGAAACTCTCGCAAATAGAACAACAGAAGAATTAAGAAATATACCGCCAACTATGAAAAATATGTTTGGAATGGTACCTATTAAAAGAGGTGACTTCTTTGGACCCGCTTTCACAGAAAATGGTGGTTCCTTACAATCTAATGAAAGAACATATTTCGGTCCTGTTAATATCAATAGACTTCATGTTAAGTTGTTAGACGATAAAGGAAACACAGTAAATCTAAATGGATGTAATTGGTCATTCTCTATGGTTGTTGAAACGCTGTATCAATATTAATATCTTAAAAATATAATATGTGTACCCACCTGATAGATAAGATGTCGTACGACGGCACACCATTAATCATAACTTGCATTAACGTTATATAAATAATAATTATATATACATACATTTTATATATGATTAACATTTATGAACCATCAATTGATAACTATAAAGAAACAGCTATAAATGCTATTAAAGAAGGATGGATTTCAAATCATGGTAAATATGTAGAATTAGCAAATAATAAATTAAAGGATGTCACAAAAAGCAATTATTCTATTTTGATGGCAAATGGAACTTGTGCAACACATTGTTTATTTTTAGCATTAAAATTTAAATATCCAAATATAAATAAAATCTATGTTCCAAATAATTGTTATATTGCTGCATGGAACTCAGTCTTAATGGTATATAATATTGATCAAATAGAAGTAATGAACATGGATATACATACATGGAATGTTAATATAGATGAAGAATATATTAATACATTAGAAAAAAATACGGCTGTATTAATAGTTCATAATCTAGGTAATATTATAAATGTTCCACGATTGAAACGAATTAGACCAGATTTAATATTTGTAGAAGATAATTGTGAAGGTATGCTTGGTAAATACGAAGATGCGTTTTCAGGAATGAGCGAATCTTCATTATGTTCATCATGTTCATTTTATGGAAATAAGATAATTACAACTGGAGAAGGAGGTGCTTTTTTTACACAAGATGAAGAAGTATATAATTATATAAAATCTGTTTATAGTCAAGGCATGTCAGACACCAGATATTTACATAATGTTCATGCTTATAATTATAGAATGACCAATATTGAAGCTGGATTTTTATATGACCAATTAAATGACGTTGAAAATATTTTAGAAAATAAATACAAAATATTTCAAAATTACGACCATTTATTCAAAGACTTGGTTAAATTAGGTAAAATATATTTAATCAAACACGAGGAAAATACAATACAATCGCCATGGATATATGCGTTGCGAATTGTAGATAATACCAAAACAATTGAAGAAACATGTGCTTTTTTCAAAAAAAATAATATTGATATCAGACCATTTTTTTACCCAATAAATGCTCATGAACATCTAAAAATGGTGGAAAATAATGACGAAACCAGTCATATTCTTAACAAAGAGATTATCATGATTCCATCATCTCCCAATATTACATATGAAGAACAGAAACAAATTGTTGATGTTATTTATAAGTTTATATTTTTTATGAAAGATATTAAGATATATGAAATTAATGAAAACAATAAAAATGAAATATATGTTGGTTTTTTATGTAAAATAAATAATGATAATTTTAGATATTTTAATAATAGAAGTATTAATTGTTTGAATAATCATATAATTACATTAGTTTTATATGATATAATTAATAATAAATATATTGGATACATTCATGTTGATTATGAAGAAAAATATTGGTTAGGAATTTATATTGATAATAAATATCAACAACAAAAATTAGGTTCGTTATTGTTAAATTATACATTAAATCATACTAAAATATTTGGAGTTGATAAAATAAATTTAACAGTTGATGTCGATAATCATACAGCTATTAATTTATATAAAAAAAATAATTTTAAAATTATAAAAACATTAGAAAATCATCATGAAATGGAACAATTACCAAGGGTTTAAAATAGTTTTATTGTATCTTCATTAATATTCATTATTTTATATATCTCATTTATTGTATAGCAATTGTTCTGAAAATTAAATACTTTTTTAATATCTAACCCTATTATTTCTACATTATATTTTATTGTATTATCATAATCAAATTTATTTCTAATTTTATCTATATTTTTTGATGATTGTATGATAATTTCATCATAAATGTAAGAAAGGTATTTTATTGGTTCTATAAATAAATGGAAATATGCTTCATTACAATTTAAATGAACGACTAATCTATTTATTTTATAACTTTTTTTCTCTTTTAAAGTAGAGTTTGATATTAAATTTATTTTATTTTTTATACGAAATCGTATATCATTGCTCTCGATACATTCCTTACATAATTTCATATAGTCTTCATCACTTGTAGTTCCATCTCGTAATACATCCATTTGGTGCCAAATAATCAAATTAATCTTTTTCATAGAACAATATAGTTCATCAAATTTTACTTTGAAAACTTTTAATTTTTCATATAAAATATCATATTCTTTTTGAACATCTATTTTGCGATGGTCTGTTATTTTATCACATTTTATATCTAAAATGGTTAGTTTATCAATTGCTTCACCCAA